TCTTTTGTAGGTTTATAATTCATATCGTGGATCATAATTTTCTCCTTTAATCCCAAAGTGAAATCGTTTGAACAGTGGTCTTTGTTTGAATTTCCGGTAAAGCTATCTCAATGCCACCGTCAAAGATCGGCCCTTTATTGGCCAGTCCCGGATTGGCATCCAGTACCTGTTCGACAGCACCGGATTGCTGTGCGTAGAATTTCCAACAGATATAATCCAGCGTATCGCCATCCTTGGTGATGTAGGTTGCACTCATTCATCTTCCCCATAAGCGATCAAGGTGATTGAGAAATCCTGCCGTCGCGGAATACCGTTGGCATCCAAGTGTTGCTGGCGCTCAGAAATACGTTTGATGCAGTACTCACCCCAGACAAAGCCCAACCCATCCACTAAGGTGAGCGGTTCCCCTTTTCCGGCTTCTTCCCGCATCAAATTAATCTGGCCCAAGCCCCCTTTGAAATAAGGATAAATGGTGCCTTCCATTGAAATCGTTTCTTCACCGGGACCGAGGTATTCTTGCGCCGGAACGCGCCCCAGACGTTCCTTTGAAGCCCAACGCCAGTTATGCACCCGTTCAAGTGATTTATAAGTTGCGCTCGGTAGGGAATAACGATAATCGCCAAGGGCCATCATTACTTTAGTCATGTAGAGCACCTCGCTGGCTTTCATCAATTTTGCGTTTTACGGTTTGGGCAAGTTCATCCGCATCTTGTTCCGGCTGCTGGGTAATGTGGAATGTATTGTTTTGGGTGTGACTGACTTGTGTTGGCCCACTTGCCGGAACCGCTGTCATGTCAATCGGTGTAGGTAAAGCCATTCCGGCCAGCTCAGTTGGATTTCCACCGCCAAGGGGTGTCGGCATATTGTTTTGCGCTAACTGAGTTTCTTTTTCATCATCAAGAAAAAGCTTGCCGATTTGCTGGCCTAAAAAATCACCGCCAAACCCACCAACGATACCGCCGATAATGGAGCCTATTGCCGTCCCAATAACAGGAACAACAGACCCTAAAGCCGCCCCGGCCATAGCCCCTGCTGCCGCCCCGCCCAAATTACCTACGTCTTGACTGATGGCGGCGGCTTTTTCTCCTTTGCTCATATTGTCATTTGACAAGGTGGAGCCGATTGCCAGTCCTCCGGTAACGACGGCACCGGCAATCCCCAGCTTACCGCCGGTGCTTTTCAAGATACCTTTAAGGCCACGCCCTCTTCGACGCTTGCTTCCCCCGGCTTCTATATCCGCTGCCATCCCCGCCATTGCCACGCTGTTTTTCAAGCGGGTAAATGATTTACTGGCCCATGCAGACGCCACAACCAAACTTGACATGGCCGTTACAACCGGAGCCATTGTCATGGCCAAGGCACCAACGACACCTAATGTTGCCATGATCCCTGTTGTCAAAGAGCCGTTCCCTTCAACAAAACGATCAAACCAGTGAACGCCCCTTTCGACAAGAGGGATCAGCTTTTCCAGAATTGGAACCATCGCGTGCCCGAGTTTTTCTTTAATAATTGACCAGCGTTGCTCCATGACCGCCAAACGGGCATCCATATTGCGATCCATGTTTTTGGCCATCGATGCGGTATGCTGAGCACCCTGCATCTGGGCCTTTTCAATTTCCTTTGCAGCTTGCCGGAATTTATCTTGTTGCCCCCAAAGCCCTTTGAAGAATTTAACGGCTTCGTCTGAACCGAAGGCTTCCTGAATTTGTGCGCCGATCTCGGTGCTATAGTCGTCACCGAAGGCTTGTTGCATTTCTTCCAAAAGGTCCGGCAAAGAGCGTAGATTGCCGTTTTCATCCAGTGTATTGATTGCAAGGCCGAGTTTTTCAAAACGTTCCTGTGCTTGGGCGGCGGTTCGCTCAACCGCTGCCATAGAGGTACCGGATTCACCGGCTGTCATTTTTTGCTGAAGCAAACCAAGCGCGGTGAACTGGTCAGCGAGGCTTACACCGGATTGCGCCAAACCGGATCCCATTGACTCAATTGCCTGCTGCATCTTGGTGCCGTCTGTTTTGAACTGTTTGACGGCAGCAGACAGCGAGGCAGATAAAACTTCACCAAACTGAGTGTCGCTTGTCGTGGCATACAGACTTTCTTTAAAGGATCCATAGGACGTGGCAAAAAGTGATGTCATTTGACCGACATTGGCCTTTGTTGCCTTGGCTGTCAGTGCGGCCAGCCGGGTCATATCGGCGACCCCCGTATCCGTCAATGAAGAGATGCCTGATTTAATATCATAGGCGGCAGAAACAAAGCCTGCTGTATTCATACCTGCAAAGGTCGTCGCCATTGCCTGACCTGCCTTCACGATGGAGGCGGTATCCTGAATGTCTAAGGACTGAAGTTCACCCTTTGCCCGTTCCGTAGCGCGCATTTCATTGAGCGGATCAGCCACCATCCCCATTGCGGTTTGCCCAACATGCTGTAATCCAGCCCCGACAAGAGAGACGTTTGCCGCACGTTGCAAGGCACGATCATAACGGGCCTGTGCCGCTTCCATTTTTGCCCCGGCCTGAACCATTTTTTCCATTTTTTTGGTGGTGCGGTCCAGATCATTCGCGACCTGTTTTTGAGCATCGCCAAGCTTCCGGGTGTCAAACCCGGCTTCACGAAGTTGCGAGCGCAGTTGTTTAAGTTCGTCTTTCTGACTGCGATGACTTTGGCGCAATTTATCGGAACGTTTGCGGGCTGCATCGAATTGCCTTTTCAAGCCAGCCGTCGGTTTTTCCGTTTTGGCCATCTCCCGACCAAGGCGCGCCGTTTCTTCACGCGCCCGATCCATTGCCGCTGCTGTTTGGCCTAACTTACGTTGTCCAGCCTCCAAGCCCTGAAGCATTTTACCCGTTTTGCCAAGGTCGTTTAGCGCCCTTTGGCCCGTCATCATTTTTTCAGACATCTTTTCAGATACGGAGGCCATCTTTTGGGCCGGACCTGAGAACTGGTCGATTGCCTGAATGAGAAGTGACAACTTAAGGTCAGTCATGCTATACTTCCTGCTATGAGGTACTTAACGGTTATATGGGCTGCAATGCCCTTGGTTCTTTCTGGGGCGCTTGCCCTATTGATTGCCGGTGTCTTGTTTTATGTGATGCAGCCAACCGGCATTATTTTGGCTGTCATTTTTTCCGGGATCCTCGGCGCGGTCTCTTTCCTGTTTTTAAACTGGATGATCGGTTTGATTTTCGAAGCGATTGAGGCCGTTGCCGGGACGTTTAAACACTCGATTAAATCGTCATAAACGCCCCAGCAACTTCACCCTTTCTTTCGCCAACTTGTGATATTCAAAGAGTTCATCAAGTGGCAAATCCATCAGGTCAGGCATTGGCCAATGCAGAACAACGGCCACATCCGCCATTATTGATCTGAGCTGTCCTCGGATGAACTCTCGCTGTCCTGATGAAACATAAAACCCGCCAATTCTTGATCCAATGCGTTAAAATCCGCTGCATCCATCCGTCCAACTTCATCGGGAGAAAGAGAGCAGACGCGGGTGATAGCAATTCGAGAAGCTTGTAGGTTTGTCTTTGCATTCTCCATTGCTTCCAGATCACTGAAATTCAACCGACGCAAATCTAGGCGCTTAATTATAGAACCATCATCGCGCTTAAATGGATGTTGTAATTCAAAGGCATTTACCTGAACCGTTGGGTGAAATTTTTTCATGTCTTAAACGTCCTTTAAATACCAAGGGCAGCACGGTCGGCTGCAAGTTGATCCACACCGCCGACTTTAAAGATCGTATTGATCGCATCGATCTCGATCAATTCCGTGCCAGCGATAGACAGTTTGAGGTAACGCGCTGTAAAAGACAGCTTCAATTGAGTTTCCCCGCCGGGTTTCCATTCACCGGAGTCAAGCTCGGTTAAAAGGCCGCGCATTTGATAGATGACGGCTTCGGCATCGGCCCCAAAGCCTTGCGCACCCCGTAAGGTGAAACCTTTATCGGCCTGACCAAAATGTTTATAGAGATCCGGAGCCATTTCTTTCATCGTCAGAACGAAAACAAGCTTTTCCGTTTGACCAGTTGAGATATCCACCGGAGCAACCATAGCCCCGTCGATAAACTCTTCAGTTTTCAGTGTCAGCTTGGGCGGGGTACCGGCGACAACTTTACCGACGTAACCGACCCCATCGACATATGCGGCGAACTTCCGCAAGGTTTTAGGCAAATCAGCCATGTTTAGTCTCCTTTATGCAGCTACTTTTTTGATGAGTTCTTCGTAGTAGCCATTGTTGCGATGTGCGGTGAATGTCAGGCGTTCCAACGGTGCAGGTGGTTCGATATCAAAATCGATATAGAGTTGCCCGGCTTCCATCGTTGAGGCGGTGTTGAGTTCCGTATCCAGCCAGACGGTCCCACCGAGTAAAGCCCCGCGTGCGATCAGGAAGTTCAGGTAATTTTGAACACTTTCCATGATATCCAGCAGCAATTGCGCGCTGAAGGGACGGTCCATTGCCCAAAGCATAGCGGCTTCGATAGATTCATAGATCATATCGGCGGTGCGACGTACCGACAGGAAAGCCCATTTTGGATCCATTGAGGTCGTTCGGTTCCCCCAGAGGCGATAGCCGTTTTTATTGACGATCGTTGCGATCTTCTGTTCATTCAGATAGTTCGCTTGTGAGTTCACGTCAGACAGGCTGAATTGCATCGGGCGCGTAATACCGCCGATCCCGAAGATTTCTTTGTTTGATGGTGACCACCAGAACCCTTTTTCCTGATCTGTTCGTGAAATCACACCGGCAACTGCCGCACTGGCGGGCATATTGACATAGCCTTGCGCCTCGGTGTCCCATAGTTTGATACCGGGTTCCACAAGATAGACGCGAGGCGAGCCAAAATCACCGGCCATTGCCACGGCATCTTCATCTGTTGTACCGGGACCGTCACCAATGGCAATGGCGCGGGCTGAATTAATAATCCCTTCCAGTTCCGCCATGACCGGGTTTTTGGCACCACCGGGCCGCTGGCTGGTAAAGCCCGGTGCGATATAGAGGCGCGGCTCTACGCCAAACTCACTTTGCGCCCCTTTAAAGGCGTGGACACCACTCATAGAGGAAGCCGAACCGACAACATTGGTTAGCGTTGCATCAATGTCTGCACCTTCTTCAACACGCGTGATAACCGTCATGGCCCCGGCCTGTTTATAAATCAGGTTCATATTATCAAGCAGGGTGCCAAGACCGTTGCCGGTCGCATCAAGGGCGGCGGCTTTGCGCGGTTCATTTTTTAGAAGAACCGGCTCATTCAATGGAAAAATGTTCGGGTCGGCATCCGGCGCGGTGCCGATGATGCCAATCACGGAGGATTTGACGGTCTGGATCGGACGCGAACCGCTGTCGTCTTCCAGTGTCTCAATGCCGTGTAAAAAATCTAGGCCCATTTATTTGTACCTTTCGAAAGTGGGGAAGTTAGCGGATCAGCCATTCTTCGACGGTGTCGGAGATATCGCGCAATTTGACCCAGTTCGGGGCAGTCTGTTCGCCTTTGAGGATAAAGACCTTGCCAAGAAGGGCGACTGTGTCCCATTCGGGGCGGTCTGTGCGCGGGATGTAGTCGAGGTTTGGATCAAAATCAGGATTAAGTTTGCGCCGCGTTTGCGTTGAATATTGCGCATCATCGGGGACTTGAATGTCAGCCGGTAGATTATCAACGGCGTGGGAATGAGGGATCGTTCTTGTGCCTGTCACAATTGTCTTGTTGACCATAACGGGTTCGGCATGAAGAACAGCTTTGTTATCGTCATCAAGAACCGCGACGCCGTTTTCATCAAAGACGGGATAATATGTGTATTTGTATTTTTTTGAAGTAACCGGCACCGTGACCAAAACAGCCTTGCCATCCTGAATTTCAGTCTTGGTAACATTTTCGGTCACCTCGATATAATCGTGAATGGTAACTTCGGCTGTGTCTTCGATAACTTCGTCCCACTGGACAACTTGATAGTCTTCAAAAAGAGGCGCGCCGAATACATCACTGAGGAATTTTTCTTTCCAGCTCAAATCCCCCGCGTCACCGATAATACCGGCACGGCGCGTGATAACACCGATGGGTGTTTCGCCGCTCTCGGTTTGACGGATTTTACCGTTATCAAGTGTAACAGACCAACCTGCTCGGTTTTCTTCATCAGGGTTTTCATCGCTATATTCAAACAATTCTGCGTAATCGGCTGCGGGTGTAGAAACAGCCCCGTCGATCTGGATATTGCCTGTATCGGTGAAACGAATTTTACAATCCGGGGTACCATTGTAGTCAGCAACGTACTCGGCAAAACTGTAAGAACCACTCGCCGGGCGCATACAACGCAAATATTGAATGATATTTGCGAAGGATTCATTATCTGCGGAGACCAATGACGGTGCCCAATTGGCATTATCATTTGAAATAATCTGCGTATGTTTATCGCCGATGGTATGGACATGGAGTGAAGATTGAGGGGCATCCGCTGCACCATCAATGCCAATATTTCCAGTGGCGCGATCAATCGAAAACGGTGTGGCTTTAAAATATCCATTGTCATCAAAAGCGGTGATGAAAAAGTTTGAGCCAACATTGCCACCTGTTTCAGGAGCATTGGATGCCCCCCAATCCCAACGCGGAGAACCATCCGTCGTCACACCAAAGTATTTGAAAAAACCCGCCGGAGCATTGGTTTTCACGTAACCGTTATATAGGCCATTACCCCCTGCATTGATCGTCTGACAATTGAGCGTTGTTGCTTCAATTGTATTTACATATCCAACAGCATAACGTTTATCAGACCGCCCAAGAGAACCTGTGCTATTAAAAGCCGGATATGGCCCTTGGGCGGCAAATTCTGTCATGGTGTCGTTGTTGCCGGTGACTTCTTCGGTCAAAGCGGTAACAGCGGTGGTCAATTCGTTGACGGCATTTTCAATCGTCATTATTTAATCTCCAACAGTTTCATGCGTTTGTGCATCTTGATTTCACGGTGCATGGTTTTGACCAGTGCAGTCGCCATACGGATCAGTTCGGAGGCCATCGAAAGATTGAGCGGCACCCCATCACCTTGAATAGTGATTGAATTTGCGGGCAGGGCGTTGACAGCCAGATCAAATTTAAGAATTAGTTGCCCATCTTTTGATTTGAACGTGAGGGTGCGCCCCGGCTCACTCCAAACCGCGAGCAAGACACCGTCAGACGTTAGAAACCCGACTTCGCGGACATAGAATTCCTCCGGTCCGTCTGCCAGCATTTCAAAATGGATTTGCGCACCATCAATTTTTGAACTGGATGCAAAAGGCACCTGCAAATGTGGTGAGGCCAGTGCGGTTTGTGTGGAAACGGGTTCGTAGCTGGCATCGCCAAAAACGATATGGGTCAGTTGAACGGATTTATTTTCCCCGACGGCATCCATAACCGCTTCCAACCCGGCTTCGGTAATAACAGGAATTAAAGTCGTCATGTCAGCTCCATAGAAAATTGACAAATGCTCAACCCGCGCACGGTACAGGCGGTATTGAGCGATGTAAGGGAGGAAAGCGGTGCAAGGGCCAGTTTTGCGGACGTGCGTTCAACACTGTTGATCTTGGTGAGTGCCGCCACGTTGATCCCG